ATGTCAGGTTTCAAAAGTTTTTCTCAAAATACAACGAACCATGCAAAAGTTATCAAAGCTCAAGCAATGGAGCATTCTGCTGTAACACCACCTACTGAAACTCAACCGACACAAGTTCCTGGCAACGTAAAAGATCTGCCTGAGAATAATGAACAAGCTGATCCAAATAACAAATAATTTGTTATTAACAGCGCCTTAGAATCAGTTTTGAGGCTCTGCTACTATAAAGAATAAATTAGTGCACTGATTTATTATACTATTAACTACTTTTATCAATTTGATTTGTTTAGTTATTTAAGAAATTACAGCCATTCATACCAAATAATTGGTATAACTAGTCTCTCAGATATGAGGGGCTTTTTTAATTAGATTTTTTACCAATATTTATCCGACTAACTCACTCTATATAAATTAAACCCACCAAAATGGGCGGGCTAATTTTTAAATATTTGAGTTACGAAAGATAAGAATGTTTTTGAGCTAAATAGTTATTCGCAATTCTGGTTGTTTCAGCGTAGGACATTTCCGCGCAAAGCCAAAAATGATAAATGTTTTCACCTACAATATAAGTCTGAACACCGAAAACAAAAAAGCCCACTTTTTGAGTGGGCTTTAATATACTGTTTTCACAGTGAATTTTGGTAGGTATAAGCAGACTCGAACTGCTGACCTCTACGATGTCAAAGTACGGAAAATATAATTAAATTATATAGTTATTGTTAATTGGCGTAAATTTGGAGTAAACGAGTAGTTATCCACAACTGACAAATGCTTGTTAGTATTGATTATATCATCTATTTTTATATGAGTTCAGAAAACATTTCTGAACGTTAAAACGTGAGCCTACTTTTACGTAGTACACATGATAAAGAATGAAGAGATTTTTAGGAAGGATTCTAGTGGGGGTTTGAGAATAATTTAGAATCGATTGTCGTTAAATTTATTTAGTTTGTTTTAAGTTAAGGTTTTTAAAATGTTTTTAGTTAAAAGTTGCTCAAAAAAGTTTAATGTATCAAATTCAAAAACGATTAAAATTGGGACTCTTCATGAATATAGAGAGACGGAAAGCCTTCAAATACTGGATAAAAAGGAAGGTTTTTTCAATATTATTGTAAATTTAAAAGATAAATATATAGATATTAATTTGTTTAATCATATAAATAAAAGTCATGATAGTGATTTTTACACTTATGTAAAAAATTTAAGTATTAAAGATATGACACCAGAAAGTGTTAAGGTTGATTATTTAGTATTTTTTAATTGGATAAATAATAATAGATTTATTTTCTGTATTTCAAAATTAGAAAAACATGAAGACTCAGTAAGTATTTTTTCTGATTACGATGATTATTGGTATTTAAGTATATTTAAAAAATCAATATTTATCAAAAAAATAGAACTATCTTTATTTAATGAAATTAAAAAACTATTAAATAATGGTGAAAAGATATTTACTAAAGAGAATATTGATATAAATAATTTATCTATAAAAAGCTATGCACAGGACATAATTTACACAAAAAGAACTCTATACTTAGATAATAATAATATAGACTTGGAAAAGAATAATCTAATTGGGCTATTTGATAATATAAAACATATAAAACCTGAAACTTTCAGCAGGGAGAATGAATACAGAATAGTGTTTGACTTTTATGAGAAAGACACTCTTTTAACTCCTGTAGTCAAAAGTGTAATTATACCTGAATCGGTTTCTGAGATAATTAAGCAGCCGAATTTATGTAGGTAGCCCTCATTTGTAGGGCTTTTCTATAATTGAAATAAGAGCCTTGTGCCTGGACTGACAATCAATATATTTCCTTCGATCATTCACCATCACCTGCAGTACTTCTTTTGCTTGGCCAGACTTTAATTCCAATAAGTCCGGACAAGGTGTTTTAAGATTTGCCGGTATTACCAGCGGCATTGACTGCTGACACCCCGTCGTCATCAAAGCAATTAGTATGGATATAGATAGGACGCTCCACGATCTTTTGCACTTCACGTGTAATGGTTTCTGTTTTGACGCGTTCAACTTCTTTTGATTCTTCATATTCTTCACCTGCCTTGTTGGCCAGCTCTTGTGCTTTCTTTTCAGCATCAAGATACGATTTAAGTTTTTTATTAATTTTATTCTGGCACTTCACATCAGTCTTGCGTAAATCCCCGGCTAAACGATTGGCCTGAAAGAGCTGGCAAAGGATCACGATGCACAGCACCACAATTAAGGACCAGCGTTTGTTGTTCCAGATCAGCAATAGAATTGGCATTAATTTTCCTCCATGCATTTCGCGTGGCGTTCCAGCTGGCGAGTCCATACGCCATAACAATTGTTGGAACGGATTGAACAGTCGCGCTTGGCCACGTATTTCCATTTCAATAGCGAATCACAAGCTACCTTGTATTTTTTCGCCTTGAGATTGCGCAGCATTGAAGATCCAGACCAGGCACTGGTACCGTACTGATAGGTGAAATCCAGATACAGATCGTATTCACCCTGAGAAACTGGAATATTCAGAATGGTTTTATTAAATCGCTGTGCATCCTTATCCATGTGCAGCTTGAGATATTGAAGCGCTGTCTTGCGATCAATCGCCGGATCTGACATCTTCACGCGCACGCCATTTGGATAGACCGTAGTGCCGTGGCCAATGGTCGGAACATCCCCTTTCACCGGAATCACTGGCTTGGATGTAAAGCCCTCTTTTTGTGCTGTTGCTTGCACTTGCTCTTCGCTTGGACCAGTAATCCACATCCCGGTGGCAAGCACCAAAGAAGAACCAATCACGTAATATTTAGTTTTATTAGACATTAGGCTTCCTCTCTCCATTGCTTGATCCGGAGCTGGTGAATCTCATCAGCACGCTTATTCTCAAGTCGCTTGTAGTACCAATTCACCGCAAAGCCACCCAATGCAATAGCGATACCTAGCCAAGCCAGCACATCGATTGATGCAAGGTATGCCACAAAACCAGAAGCAGCCCCTGCATACGTTGTTTTTGATGCAGCGGATGAAATGGTTGCTGCCACCTCAGCTACTGCTGCTCTTTGATCGGACATGCCGCCCCCAATTTTTGATATTAAAAAACCCTGATCTAATTAAAGATCAGGGTTGATGGTGGTTTGTTGGGTAAAAAGATTCTTAAATTTGGGTTAATCTTTAGTAGATAAGAAGTTACTATTTCATTAAATCTACGGCTAAGGGTGAAATTTTGAAAAGTATAAAAAATAAAGGAATTACAAGTTATTCAGAAAATTTTAAAATTAGAGCCATAAACTTTAAGGTTTTAGGTTTAATAATCGGGTGTATTAGAGAGAAAAGGGTTCATGAGGCTGTATATGGCCTTTTCTGTTTTTTATTTTATAGACCCAGTCCTTGTCAACAAGAGAATATAATTGAGCCTATCAAGAAATCTTTTAATACTTTTCAAGTGAACATACAAAATATTTTAATTAATAGTAGGGAAGAAACTATTTCAATGGTAAGTGATGATAAATTTGTTCTCGGAGAGTATAACAATCCTGGGTCAAGAATCGCATATATTGAAAATACTGTTATTCATCTTTACCAACCCTATCAAAATGATTCACTAGTCTATCATATCCATTGTATCCATCACATAAGTGATGATTTTTACTATGTAACTGTGGGGGATACTGCCAAATATCTAGATATTGTAAAAATAAATTCTACTGAATGCACTATCGTGAAAAGAGTGATGAGTAAACTAGCAGGATTTACAGCAATGATCACTCTTAATGATGAAACCTGGGCTGGAACTGATTTCTCCCATCGTCCAAATTATCTCCTCAATCTTGAAACTGGCGAAAAGATATTCCTACCTAGACCAGCATTTACGGAATACATATCAGTTATAAGAAAATTTACAGATTGTAAAATTGAAATTATGACAAAAAAATTATCATTTAATTCAGGATGTCAATTGATTTTCAATACAAAAAGTAAAAAATTTGAGTCTTGTAAGTCGATCTCTTATCGTAATGAGACCATAATCATTAATGACATAGAAGAACTAAAAGCTGTTAACAATACCTAAGCTTAAACAAGATGTAATTTGCTAAGCAATAAACTCTACCTTACAATATTGTCAACTCAAAATAAGCTCAGCAACATGTCAATCAGCAAATTCTTAGATCGTTTGAAAAAAAACATTCCCCAAATTATTACTATCTTTGTATCTGTATCTATCGCCTACTACGTTGAGTTAAAGCTGAATAACCCTATTGATATTGGTCACTTTGTAGTTATGGCAGCAATCTATTCAGCACTAGGCTTAATTAGCTTAAAATTTGGCATGGGCTCCTCTAAGAAGAAAAATCAATGAAGTTGAAAATTATATTTTTAGTTGCGGCTTGTAGCTTCACATCTAGTGCATGGGCGAAGTTTGTTGAAAATACAGATATTACATCTTATGTAAATCAGCTTATTAAGAAACAAAAAGTGGTTTCCATTCCTGCGGGCACGTACAAAATCGATGCCAACAAATCCATTATTCCAAAAAATGGAAGTGAAATTAAGCTAGATCCACGAACTAGGCTTACCGTTATTCCGACCAAACATGGAAGCTACCGTGTTTTTCAGATTAAAAATGTAGAGAATGTAAAGATCTCTGGTGGTTTTTTAGTTGGTGACAAATATACCCATTTAGGAAATATCGGTGAGTGGGGTATGGGAATCGAAATAAGGGATTCTAAAAATATTTTCATCTCAGATATGAATGTAGATAAGATGTGGGGCGATGCTATTTATGTAGGAACTAATGGAAAAAATTCTACCTACAATATCAATCTAAATAATATCCGCATGAATGATAATAGAAGACAAGGGTTAACCATTACTTCTGTTAATAAACTCTTGGCCAATAATATTAAAGCAACCAATACTAAAGGTGCAAAACCAGCGAGTGGGATTGATATTGAGCCGAATAATGGCTCTATGATTCTTAAAGATATTAAATTAAAAGATATTGTAACGTCTGGAAATGCAGGCCCTGGAATTCAAATTGGATTAAGTAGATATAATCATTCAACCTCTCCTGTTTCCATCTCTATAGAAAATCATCAAGATAACAAATCTCAATATGGACTTTTATTGGGTGCTATTAACCGTGATTCTTTAGGATCCATTACGCTTAACTCTGTAGACTACAACTCAAATAGTTGTTTTAACTCATGGAGTAATAATAAATTTATGGTATATATTCGCGGAAATATAGGCATATCATCAAATAAAGGATGTATGGGCCATTTTAAGAACCCAAACCTTTCAATCAAATAAATAACTGGATTTGATATAGAGTATGAATTTCCTTATAAAGAAAAAAAGTATTTACGCTTTTTTGATTGCACTCTTCTCAACATACCTTATTGTGCTTATACCTTGGGAAGCCTTAAGAAGTTCGAATTATGTTGATAGAGCGAACTATGTAAGCTATATAGACTATACTCTCAATAAAACCCTTTGGTTTGATTATGACACTTTGCTGTCCAAGATAAGCTTTGAGTGGGGATGGCATAAATTAATCTTTATTGCCACTGAAAATGGCTTAAGCTCTGATCATATCTTTTATATTATCAGCTCATTCATATTATTTATTTCTATACTTTTAGTTACCCTTAAGCATAATTACTATAGTTTTCTTTTTTTAATCAACCCAGTCTTTATTGATTTTTGTTTTTCGCAAATGCGTCTTGCATTTACAATGGCATTAATTTATTTAGCCTACCTTCTTTACCAAAGAAAGAATCTGTTATATATCCCAATTCTTCTATCTACACCATTTTTTCATACCTCTGCTGTGATTTTCCTTGGTGTTTTTCTTGTTGCTACAAAATTAGAGCAATGGAAAAGACTCAACTTTATGCTCAAAAACACAATTGCGATTACGGCTGGTTTAGTGCTTGCTATTGTTACAGGGCCTCTCATGTCACAAATTTTAGGACAACTTGGGGATCGACGAGCAGAATATGAAGACATGTCATCTCCCGTTCTTTACATGAGCTTTTGGGTAATTTACTTTGTTTACTTAACAATTAAAGCATATACAGAAAATCTTGAAAGAAACGCATTCTTCTATGTCAGCTTAATTATCTTAAGCATGGTTTTCTTCAATGTGTTTTTCTCGGGGTACTCATCACGCTTCTTAGCCGCATGTTTTCCAATCATTATCATCGCGCTATTACAGCTTAAATCGAAAGAAAAACAGCTTTTACTAGCCGGATATGTAATGTATACAATAATGCTTTGGTATTTTTGGTCTACATAAAAAAGGGGGCTTAAAGCCCCTTTTTTATGAACAAAAATAAGAGTAGTTAAAGGTCACAGCGGTCGACGCGACCCCTCCACCAGATCCATTTTGCAATTCAAACACCACATTCGCACCAGATATGCTGATTACTTTCAGCTCGTACTCATTCGTATTCGCAGGAATAGTCGCAAATATACTTCGAATCTGAGCACTAGTATGTTTGGGAACCGCAACTGTAATACGTGCTGATCCATCAGTTGTTAACTCTGACAAAACAACTGTTTCAGACCAGCCTTTTAAGCCTGAAAAATTATTCCCAGTTGTGCCTGTTCGAGTCACAGTGCCAATTACTTCGCCTATAAACTTATTGCCATTGCCAGTTACTGTTAGATTTCCTCCAATACGCCCAATGATCGTATTTCCTGATCCAGTGATCTGGACATTACCGTCAGTTTGAATATTTACTGTGTTACCCGCGCCCGCAACAACTAAAGCATTCAAACACTCTGTAGCGACAACTTGCAAATTGTTGTAGTTGCCAGCAAGCGAAACACCAGTGCCTGTAGCTCCATTTACAGTTAGCGTACCGTTGCCGTAACTACCATTTATGTTGACCCCATTACCGACCGCAGAGCTTACTTGAAGATTATATAAGTTATGAGAATAGCGGAACTGCGCACCTGTCTTAGCACTATTCTTAATAATCCCAGAATAACGGTTAAAGCCTTTACCCGTGTACCCCGTTAACTCTTGAATCCCTTGATCTGAAAATAAAGAGCCGTCAACAAGAAGTTCAAAATCATTGTGATTCCCACCTTGATTAACAAGCGCTTGCCCAACTTTCTCCGCTATCACATTAAAGTGGTTCATAGTAGGGTTGTTGCCAACAACTGTGCCTTGTAACAACTGTAAAGCGCGATCAGTTTCAGTAACAAAAATTCGATCGTAACTATTGTATTTCGCACTGTTTTGCACAGAAATGCCGTTAGTCATATTCCGAATATAGTAATCTGACCCGCTATTAGCATGAGCTGGGGCATGTGCTGTCTCCGCTGGATTTTCGATATTGTCATATCCAGTAATACGTATACCATGAAAAATTCCCTTAAACTCTGTAGGAGCAACAACAATATCTCGCGTGTGGTTATAAGCAGCGCCGATATGCTCAACACCCATATGGGTATTAAGAAATGCGATGTTATAAGCGGTGTTGAATTTACTGCGTCTATCAGAAGCACCAATTTCGCCCATTCCAAAGCTTAAGCCCAATTGTCCGTCGCTAGTAACATGTTTAATTGTGTTTCTTGTACCCCCCTTTATTTTTACTACTGCATGATTGTTATCTGTTCCGCCGCCGATCGGACCTGATTTATCTTGTAAGATATGCAAACCATCAATCATTATGTCTGAAGCTGCATAATCCGCTTCTAAAACAATAGTTGTCGCGGTTGTTTGATTTAGAGTGTGACTATTCGATAAGACAGATTTATTTGAAGATAGTTGAACGGTTGAGGTTAGTGTTTCATTGTTATCAAAATCAACATTGTCGTATTTTGACAATGCATCAACGATGCCATCTGACCACAGTTTTACGCTTTTACGCTCGTTTTGCTCTGCATTAATAGTCTTCTGGTTTTTATCACCATCTATCACAAAATCTGCAAAAATTCCTTGAAATGATGGATCACCTGTTACTAAAGAAATCATTTGGTCTATATAAGTTTTAAGTTTAGCATCACGATCTATATAGTCTGCTTTTAAAGCATTATCTTGATTTAGAATATAATCAAGCATATTCGTATCAGCTAACTTTCGATCATCAATTTCTTTTAAGAGCGCTAACCATATAACGTGATCTCGATAACCAAGCTCTTGTAATTTCCACCAAATCAAATCGAAGTCTTTATTAACTGCTGGTGGACGAAATGAATTGTTGTAAGTCTGATAATCTGTAGTTCTAGAAAATGGCGTATTACGCTTGATCTCAACTTTCACACCATTGCTCGGCGCATTTAAAAAGACTACAGAATTACCAGTCAAATTCCATGAGCCTACTGGCGGTTCAACTTCATCTAATGTAACAATCAAATACTCTTGCTTATCGCAATCAAATTCTAAAGCGAAGTTTGTTGTCGACCCATTTGCCGTATATTCTACATATGGCGTTTGCTCTGGTACTGACATAGCCCGAACCCCTAATATTCAAAATCCAAAGCAGCATCAGTAACGCCGCCATCCGTCCTCCAATTAGGGCTTTCATTCGGCTCGTTTTGGTTGTGTATTTTTCCTACTCGTTCAGGCTGGTCTACTATTGCACCTGCTGCCGAGTCAAGATAATCATCGGGCTGATTACTAATGGCTGGGTTCCACTCCCTCATTTGTTTTGCGGCTGGCGCATCTTCTTCTGCTCCACTTTGATTGGTTTTCACAAGCACGGAAATATGCGCCCACAACAGCCCAGACATTAATGGTCCTTCTAAGCTCTCTAAAATACGTTTATTCTTGTTTTGAATGGAATGGCGCTCCTCTACACCACATCTTATTTTACGTTTCTTCAGTGCAGCTTTTAAGGACGATCCAGCAAACCCACCGATACCGTTAGTCTCAATAACCATTTTTGGGATGTGGAACTTTTCAATCAGGTCGCAGAGCTGCCAAACTTGCCCGCCTATTATCGCTCCACTATCATCAGTCACAATATCAGGACCAGTAAGAGCAATCGATCTATGCCAATATTTATTGCCTAGATCGTCATGAAAAATCAAGGCTACGGATGAAATATCAGATTTAAGTTTTCCTGAGGATGGATCCCATTTTGCTGACATACCCACAATACGGCGCTCACCGAGCAACAAGATATGTTGCCCATTGGCACGTTTAAGCACTGGTTCACAGTCATAGGCAAGAATTTTGTCAGGATCAAGGCGCACATCACCAATAGGTTTAGCGTGCATCTGATATTGAGAGTCCCACTCGTTGAGTGTTTTACATTCTTCTCGGCGGAACTCCATTTCTTCAGGTGTGAATCGTTCTTCCCATATCCCTTTAGAATAAAAATCTACGATATAGTTAGATTCCAAAAATGTAATTTGCCATACATTTTTTAGCCTTTCACATTTGTAATGCTCGCCTTTTCTTAAATATTTTGCACCTACTCCGATGCCTGAAAATGCATGTATTGGTTCAAAGTCCAGTAAAACTTTCTGACCTTCTTTCGTGTCTTCAAAACGCTTTTCATGCTCAAACATTTTGAGAATTAATTTATCTACTTTTCTTTGTTTCTTAATTTTTTCATATAAAGAATCATGGGTGTGAGGCGTACCAATCCATAATTTTTTAGAACCCGGTATAGCGATATGTGTTTGTTCAGATAGCTTTTTAGGTAGCTTCTCTCGCTGCTCAGGATTAGCAGTTGTTTGTGGTGTTTCTACGTCATCATTTTGAATAAAGTGAGCACGATGACCAGTAACACCAGACAAGATACCTTTTGCAAGCATAGTGCCGTAACGAACATCGGGCGTACCATTTACGAACCACCGCTCAACCTCGCCTTGTCTAATTTTTACAGAGACATTGCCAATACATAGAGGATGTCGCTCTAATACATCCCTTGTCCCTTTCGAACATTTGTATGCATCAGCATCTGTCGTGCCTTGGTGTAATATCTGAGTGCTTGGCCAGCAATAAATAACCCATGCATTAAACACATCTAAAATACTGGATTTTGAATGCCCACGCGGAAGCATGAGCAACCCAGTGCGCCCAGTAAGATAAAATTTTTCAAGGAATATACACACCGCTACATGGAATAGCGGTACTTTCCAGCCTTGAAGCTCAGCCCAAAGTAGAAAGAAAGCTAAAAATGATATTTTCGGCTTGGTCATCAGCTTAGGCGTTGTTTAAGTTTTTCGGCTTCTTTCTCGGCTTTCTCTATTAATTGCTGCTCATATTTTTCCTGTGTTGCAGCCGTAGCACTAATAGGCGGTATCTTTCCATTTTTAAATGCTAAGACACGCTCAAGCGTCGCAAGAATATTGGATTGCTTCTGGGAAATTGAGTAAAGAAAGCCCTTATCACCACGTCCTTCTTTAGTATGAATGGTTGTGTTGATTGCCTTGCATGTTGTGATAATAAAATCATCCGTCACTTCTTCAGCAAGATTTTCAATTTTTTTAACTTGTTCATCACGCATAAAAAAATCCCTCGTATTTATGTTGTTATACAAGGGATTAAATTAAGGTTTGTTGGGTGGTTTACTGGACTACTTTTTCAAAATCAGGCGATTGAACATCAGTGAGATCATCACCCCACCAGCGAGTTCGGCCATGCTGGCGTTCTGCTTTACGTAAAAGTTTTTCTCGATATCCTGGTGCAACAAAATCTTGTATTTCGTCAAATACTAAGCGATTTGTTGCAGCCTTGGTATACCACAAGTTTTGCGCTGGGAGTTTAGATTTGATTGCTTTAAAAGCTTCGTTCGATGCATTGGTATCTTTTCCATCATAATACTGAGTAAGGTTACCAACGGTTAAACCCAAAGCCGTTTTAAAATCTGCACCCAATGGGCCCATAGCAAAATCGGTTGCACTTCGCCCACTTGTGTCAGTACCTGCCACCAAAATATCACCAAGAATAGATAAACCACCACCTTGTACTGCTGATCGTGTGAAAAAATTAGCTGTCTTTTGTGGATCATCGTTATCCCACATAGTCGAAGGATCATTACCGTTCGCAAGCTCTTTAAGCTGAACGACCAACGCCCCTAATAGTGTAGTCATTGCAAATAGAGATGCACCGTATGCGGCTTTTGAAGTTCCCTTCTCCATGCTCATTGCACGTGAACCATGCCGCATCAGAAAAGATGTAGGGAATGATTTAAACTGAGTGATCCCTTTTATAATCTCCCCCATAGCAGTGCCCTTTTTCACACCGCCTGTCATCCAAGTACGCTCACGCAAACCAGCCTCAACCACTGCCATGCCTTGCTCATCAAGTAAATGTGCTTGAAATTGAGTTGCTATTTCATCACGTACTTTTTGTGGGCTTCCAAACTGCTTTAATTTCTCATCGGGAATTTCATAGATAGATCGAGCAGACATAAGTTGATTACCTTTTCGGTCCACAACTGGATCAGCTAAACGCATTACTTCCCATGCACGTTCGCTCAATCCTGTTTTTTGCAAAAGCTCACGATCATCTGCAGATAAATCTGACCATGATTTATTGCGCGTCATAGTTCCGTATTTGTGCATCAACATTTTAGAGAACCCAACTTTAGAAGCTGCGGTAAGTGCATTTAGTCCAGAGATACGCATCACTTGAGTTGCCAATCCGTTTGAAACCTTGGCTAGTTTTTCAGATTTGCCTTGAACAGAGGTCAAGCCATCATCAGCCCAACGGTTGATAGAGCCTAGCATTTCCTCAGTGGCTAAACCCAAACTATGTGCAAGCTCACGATCTTCTTTATTTTTTGGATTTAATTGTGTCAGCAACTCACCAAAGGTATGGCGGAAAGCGATATTGTGAATAGATGCGGTCTTTGCAATCATGGCTTGATCAGTGATCGATGATAACGTGGTACCGCCCAACATCGAAGCAACGTTCATAGATCGATATGCTAAGCCCAAATTCGCCAATACTTCTGATTGTGGTGTATTCTGACCTGTAAACTCCTCAAACATCGTCTGAGCGCGTTTACGCGAACTGTTAGTTTTCTTTGCTTCAACGCCTTTCAACCAATCCTTTTGCTCTGCTGCATCCATTAAAATACGCATCGCATTTTTAGGATTGCTCCCGAGATTTTCTACAAGTGCGATATCTTTAGATAATCCATTGATATGTGCCTCAACCAAGTCTACAAATGGCATTCCACCAAAATCGGACTGATATTCCATCCATGCATCCGCATCTTTAAAATGTAAGACACGGCTTTCAGAATGTCTACTTGTTACTTTTGAATTGCCACCAAATGATTGACGACCTATTTCTGTTTTATTTGCGCCGTTGCTGGTAAGCGTATCAAACGAGTATTCAAGCAAATCACGTATTTCTTGCTGTGAATAAAATGTACCATCTTCATGCACATATTTTGATGTATCGATAAGCTGTTCAGATTTATCAACCCATGCTTGTTTTCCAGCTTTGGCAATTTTTTCTAGACTATGTGTTTGCGGCAAACCCCAATCATCAAGCTTACCAATATCGCCACCTGAGCGATTGAAGCGTTCACGCATGGTTTCAAATGTCTCACCCATTTTATCGCTGATCTTCTTAGCCAGTGGATCGCCTGTGGTGTCTCCAAAACGCTCACGTACAATCTTCTGTACCAATTCAGCGTCAGTAAATACGCCTAAGCCGCCTTTAATGTTGGTGTAGAAGTCAACCAAGTCCCCACGATAAAGCCCTGCTATCGCACGTGCTTTTGAATCCAGTGATTGAACCCCCGACATATCGCCATGCGGTGCAACCATGCGATCAACAACCTCACTGGCTGTTAATGTCGGATGATCTAATTGAGCAAGGTTTTTTGATTGAGTCAGAATGTCTTGAGCTGCGATCTTATGCTTGCGTTTAAGTTGTTCTTGGATGTCTTGAGCAACAAACTTGCCAGCCTCAGTGAGCTTGTCAGAGTCAGATAAATTTCGCCAATTTTGAAGATCTTTTTTTGCTAAAGACTTCATCGCATCTTTAATGCGATTTTCAATATCAGTCGCTTCTTGTTGATTTAGAGATTGTTTGCCGAGTGCTTTGGCTACGGCTTGTTTGCATTGTTCTTTCATAATAAAAATGCTCAGATAGTTTTAGTCTATCTGAGCATTTTTTAAAGTGTGGTTTGTTGGGTAACTATCTTCTAAACCTTTTACCTATTGATTCAGATTCAGGGAATTCAGAGCTAGTCCATGTTTTTAAAACTGTATTTGGTACAACAATCTTTATTCTTTTGAGTGGATCTATATCAGAAAATGTTGGTGCAGCCGATCCATTAGAAATAAAGCTCACATCATATATTGATAGAGTTGGCACATATATTTCTAGTTCATAAGTTTGCCATCGGTTGTCTCTATTATATCTTTCTACAAGATCATTAAGGTGTGACGATTTAAAACACTGGAAATCTAATCCCTCTAACTCATGGTCTCGAACAATAAAATATTTCATGCCAAATAAACTTTTTTCTTCTGGCATATACTTAAGATAAAGGTTTTGATTAAAATGTACTAACTCAGCATGAAATCTTCTAGTGAGAAAAATCACATCTGGATCAGATTTAATTTCATTTTCAAATTGACATATATTTTTCGATATTCTTTCGTATGGATTGGTATTCATATGCACCTCTGCAATACCTGAAATTGGATGCGGAAAGCATTCAGGTAAAATGCCTTGTCGGGAGCGACCCTATCCGCAGATTAGCCAACCAATACAACTCGGCGCTCGCAGTGCACTCGAAACGTGGCTCTTTCCCTTATGGCTATCGGTACTCAACTGCTATATCAGCTTATTTATTAAGCCACTTAAACTCCAAACTGTAAAGCACAACTGATCGCTGTTTGTGCTGCTAATGTATCTTCTTGTGCTTGTCGTGCTTCAGCTTCCAATTCATCTAAGCGTTCACGCAAAGTCATTGTGATTTCTTCCACCTCACCATCAGGACGCATTCGACTAACTGAAATCTGTTGATCAGGGTTTTGCATGATGATGTCTAATGCCGCTGATTCTTCTGGGCCATCACCAAACAAGCTGCCTTGTCGTGGGTCGCCCATTGCATCAACTTCGTTGATCTTTCCTTGAATGTTGTCACCAATCGCTTTTGCGCTTCTGCTGTTCTCAGAAAATACATTTAAGAAATCACGTGCACCTACAGACAATCCATCATCGATCAATTGCCCTTGATTTAGATAATCGTCTACACGTAAACCATTGGCTTTTAAATCACTGAGCTTTTGTGCTGCCTGCGCTAAGTCTTGTGCAATGGTGTTGTTATGCCGTCCACCTTGTTTCACTAAATCAGACAATTGAGCCAATTGTGGTGCAGAACGCAACAAAGCGTTTAAGACTGTTTTACTGTCATCGTCTAGGTTCTCAGCCAGTCTCGTTACAAGACTAGAATCACCATAAGCGCGTTGAACTAAAGCAGTTTCCATACGGCGCTTACCATCTTGGGTTAAGCGACCTTCAGCCGTGATCATTGATCCTCGTTCAGACTGTGGCAACTGATTCACAAAGCCACGGACAAAGTCCATACTCCCATCGAGGTTGATATTTCCATCGGAATTGATCTTAATGAGTGATGAGTCAGGCAATCTATCCACGTCTGTGATAGCGCGCTCAGACGCGCTGAATTGCGCCACATCGCTTTCATTTGCAAGTCTTGCGAACTGCACACGATCCGTGTCTGTTAAGCGTGTCCGCACTAAAACAGGGTTGTTAATCCCTGTTATGTCCATACCTCGATTATTTGCAAAATCACTTACAAATTGACGATATGCATCTGCTTTGCCTTCTGAGTAGGCTTTTCCTATCGCTAAGGTACGACCATTGCCCGATTCCACGATATTATCCATACCGATAATCGGCGCACCGTTGGATAACATATTTGACTCGCCCAAGAGTTCAGGACGTAAATCATTAGCCATGTTCTCGATCTGCTGGCGTGATGCTTCGCGTGTACGGTCACGTGGTTGTAGCTCTGCTGGATATAACGGATTGACACCATAAGCGGCATCATTGGATGCAATGAGTTCATCTAATGATCTGACTTCATAAGCAACATCATAGCTTGATCCATCCATGCCAACGACTTTGCTAGTGCCATTGCCGCCATATCTAGCGCTCAACTGATTCCACTTGTTTCGCCATTTCCCGATTGCTTGCTCTACAGTCATCCCTGACATGCCGTTGTTTTTCACAATGTCATCGGCATTTTTCTTATCGTAAGTTTTTACAATATCAATAAGCTTAGCGTTTGGATCAGCTTTGAGAATTCGGCTTGCACCTGCTGGGCCCAAAAGATGCCCTAGATAATGTTCATGCGGTTGTAGTTCACGCCCCAAGCTTTTACGCATTGCTGCATTGGCTTGCTTGATGTGCTTAAAACCCATGCGGATCTGCTCATCAATGTTATTCCGATCTTTTCCGCCTTGATTTTTCCATGTCTTATCGATGACTTGATATAAGCCATGTGCGCTAGAAGTTGGATTCTTTGCCGTATGGCTAAACGTTCCACCTGTTTCAATGTGTGAGATGGTCAAGGCAACACTTGGGTCTATGCCTTCCTGTGTTGCTCTACGTGCAATTGTTTTAGCGTTGTTGGGCAATGACATTGATTCATAATCAATTGAACGCTGTTTCTCCTCTCCTTGCACGGCATGGGTTACATTGACTGGTCGACCTGTTTTAATTTGCTCTGTCGCATCACTTAAATTCATTAAATGATTATTTTGCTGTATTGTGTTATTAGGTCTGACTGGTGCGGCTGCATCATCAAACTGCATTTTATTAACTTCTAAAACACTTTCAACTTGAGTTGCTTTTGCATCGACATCGTTATTTAAAGCGTCTAATTCAGCCTTAACTTGTTTTTCAACATGATGTGAATATCCTCGCGCCGCACCGAACAATAAAGCATTAAGGGCTAAATCTGTTGCAACGCTCTGATAAGTAACCTCGTACTCTTTGGCTTGCTTCTCATAGCCTGCTGAATCAAGCACCTCACCACTCAAAGCTTGTCCGCCAGTCGATAGAAGTGTTGCACCACCTACCGACAAAGCAGCATCTTTAATCACGCCCCCAGTACCTTTAAAACCATACGACAAAGGTAAAGCCGTGGATGCAGCCGCCACAGCGCCGTCTATAGCTGCAACTTTTAAAGCTGTGTCGCTCTCAACACCTTTAGCGGTTAGGTCTTTATATTTGTAATTGGTTTCTGATGTGCCTGTTACTGTGACCGCACCAGTTACTCCGCCGATCAAGCTACCAGTAATTGCTCGTGTTGCATAATCACCAAGCGCAAAACCAATATTACCTACCATTCCTGTATTTTGCTTATCTTCTAATGCGCCAATACCTTCCAGCACAAGGCTGTCACGTGCCTTTTCTTTATTCGCCTTATACTCTGAATATGGCTCGATAAATTCATTGGTTGAAACGTCTTTAAAGCTATACCCAACGCGATCAACTACTGCATCAATCGGTGCTGTAACAGTATCAGCAACCTTTGCAAAGCCTGCTGCCGCACCTCGAAATGGTGCAGAAGCCGCACCATCAAATAATCCAACTTCTTTAGTTGTCGTTGGCTTTCCTGTTATGCCTTGTTGCTGTAATTTTTCTACAGATTGTTGATCATCATCTGCAAATGTATTGAACCAAGTCATTTGACAACTCCATTCATTTTAATGCGCCAAATAGCCCCATCAACAACTAATGGCTGACCACGCTCATTGATTAGGTCGTACTGGATATCACCCGATTGTGCTGGCTTTCCTTGACGTAAGCGCAATTGTTTAAGGTCTGAAGAATTTATACCTGTTTGCTTTGAAATGGTTGAATAACCCTTATCTAAACGGTTTTCAAATTCATCATCTTTCATTGCATAAGGCTTGGTTACTTTCCAATCTTTGCCCTTTTCGCCCATGTAATTTCTATATGAGCTAGGCTGCGTGTATACGCCACCTGTCGACATGCTTAGAGCTGTATGCAATATGCCCTTGTTTGGTGAGTCATCTTTTGCTGAATGGCTAAAACCTCGTGCATTCATTGTGTCCGCATAAACAGCTTTAAATACTTCATAAGCGTTATTTGCAGATGTCCCTGTAAGTGTTTGACCAACATAATCATTAAACGCTAAGCGCAAATCATCTTCTTTTGGCATGATCATTTGCTTGTTTTTAAGTAGTTGAGTACCTGAAACAATTGATGTAGCTAAATCCCTGCCCTCTGTAGAACTAAATTTGTTTGCTTTGGCAACGCCTGCCATCACATAATTCATGTCACCGCCGCCCAATTGCCCCAGTGTTGCGCCCCAAATCTTGCTACCGTCTGGAATGCCTTTAGACTGATCAATCATATTGCCAATAAAAGTAAGTTTTTCGTTTACCCCCATGGCATCAAAAGCCTTTTTAGCTTCGGGTAAATCTTCTTCTGAAATTGGCTTAACTGTGATATTCGGGTCTTTAAGTGCGATTTGATTCACGCCGTTTTCAATTGCTTTAGCGGCGAACGACTTAGGGTTCGCACTTAGTTCTAGTGCGCTCAACGTCTGAGTCTCTAACCCTGCTTCGCGCACAGCTTGGTTTGGGTTGTTTTTAAGTGTGTCTACTTTTTGTTTATAGATTGACTCATAGACATTTAAAATCTTATCTTCGTTTACTGCATCCGTAGTGCTGCTGTTTTTCATCTTTGCTTTTTGAGCATTGATTAAAGCAAGCTGTTCACTTGTAGTTTTGCGTCCGAAGTTTTGAAAGTTATTTGATTGCTGGCTATAAAAATTATATTCAGACTCGTATTCTGTGCCTTTTACAGCCTCGCCAACATTGGACAAATAGCTTTCATCTAAAGCACGACCTGTCAAAACCTGTGACTTAAAATCATTTAAAACCTTGCCAGCAGAAGTAACACGCTTGTTTTCTTCGACTTCAATTTGCTTATTGATAGCATCGATTCGACTTAATGCTTGAGCTTTCTTCTGTTGTGCTGCCTTGCCGTCTGTATAGCCGTATTTTCCTGAATCTAAGTCAGTAACTAAGGCTTGTAAGTCGACTGTATCTTTGTTGGCAACGGCATCAGTGATACGTCCGTCAATATCCATAGAATCGCGCACTGACTCATAGCTATAGATTCGAGCTTGCTTGTCAGCTTCTGATAGATTCAATTCTTGCAAATTAGAGTTTAAATACTCACGACCTTGGGCGCGATCATAGCGTGTAGCTATTTCTGTCATTCGATCAGCCAATACAGCGCCTTTTTGCACGTCAGCACGAAGTTGAAGTGGCAAAAATCCTGTTGTCTGACGACTAATATTTGAATCCCAGTATTGTTTTAGATCCTGTTTGGCATGATCAGGTAATTCTGTTTCAAGCTGCCCATATCGAGCCTTTGACCACTCTTGAAGATTGGCATTCGCATCTTGGGCCTTCATCGAACCGTTTGATACTTCGTTTTTAAGCAAAGTAACTTGCTCGCTCATTTCGGATGTAAGCGTATCGTCAAGCTTAACCTTTGCCTCTTTCTCAGCCATTTGATTGTTAAATAGCTCTAATCGTTTGGCTGTTACTTCTGCTTCTCTTTGCTGTTCATCACGTGCTTGAACTACGCCACCAATGGATCGACCAATATCACTTAGACCTGTTAAAGGCGTTTGCTGTTGCAATGTGGGCTGTGGACCAACTCGACCCAGTGAACGAGGAATTAAAGCCATTATTTCCACCCTCCATAGGCTTGTGCAAAGGTGTCAATCACTGAACTTGTTGCTTTCAAGCCATAATTATTACGCTGCTGAGAACCTTGGCGGCGTATTTGTCTGGCTTGATTGGTTGCATCCTGCTCGGTCATTGATGCGTTATATGCCGCATCTGCTAAATGCTCGTCTTCAAATACAGTTGGAACACCGACATTCACATCTAAACCATTTTCAGCCGCAGCAGCACGAGCACTTGATGCATTCTTACGACCTTGATCTTTGATCTTTGCTGCATTGAGTCTAGCCATAGATTGCACGGTCTTTGCATTGCCCTTTGCTACCGCTTCCGCCGTAACCGCATTACTAAAGCCCTGCACAGCTTCCAGTGAACTAGAAATAGCACCACCTTTACACATGCTTATACCTCCATCTCTAAAACATAGCCGACCAATGAGAAGCCTAGACCTTCATAGAGACTGACAACTTTATCCGCATGAATGCCTGTCATAGTGCCAAGTTGAATACGATCTGCATTTTGAAGTTTCGCCCACTCAACAAAGGTATTAATCAAGCCTTTTGCTGTTTCGGAACGGCGATATTCAGGCAAAACGTAAACGCCTTGCTCAAAAGCAAGCTTATGGCCTGTGCGCCAATCTTTATCGATCACACCAATGATTGTGCCAATAGGGTTTTTATACTGGTCTACAGCTATAAATATTGATTCATACTTATTGATTAAATATGCGAATAAGTCCGCGGCGCTGTTCTCATCAAAGCCCTGTTTTAAAAACACTGGGGATTCTTGAGTTAGACGCTTGCCGAAATCAACAAGCGTAACCACATCTTCAAGTGTTGCTTTCCGTACTTGCATCTCATTTCTCATTAATAGAAACCATCATAGAAATAGATTGCATGTGAAAAGGCACAGGTTTGTCGTGTGTTATCTGCATCTTTAGATCATGAAGTTTTGACCAGCCTTGCAATTTTTCTGACGCATAACCTGTGTACGGAAGGTTTGTAAATGCACTTTGGTTATAAAGTTTTGTAGATAACTCCTTACCATTAATGAATCCACCAATTGAGCGATTTAAGAATATAGCCGCTTCATGCACGATGATTTTATGAAACATTGCCGTTGCTGGTACTTGGCTAAAATCAGGTGGCAATAAGTCAATTTCTGTTTGATATGGTTGCCCTAAATAGACTGTTTGACTTAAATCAGATACGGGTAAATTTATTTCTGTACCTGCAGTCGTATAGCTAGAATAAAAATACCCATCTTGGTTGTTGTAGCTAACCATTGGAGAATTGAGAACCTGAATATCTAAGTTAAGAATCGATCCAGTACCATTGATCACATCAATATCGAATTCACAATCACTCAAAGCTGCCTCGCTTAATTCTTCGAGCACTGTAGACCCATTGCGTTGTGTGAGCATGAAACACTGATCCTCTCCCAGCGCTGTAGGCAATGCACAGATTGAAAGAACACTACAACCAAAATCATGCTGTGCCCATGCATTCATTTCTTGATCACGATTTAAAGTAATACTGCAGACTGAACCATCACCGAGTACGCACCATACAATGCTATTTGGTGTTTGTTGGTAAGTAAGCTCTTTGATACCGCCGTGATCTTCTGGCACATGAGTAGCCACAGCCGAAAGCTCTGGCGATACAAGACCATCCACTTCATAGCGATAAGATAGCGCCCTTAGGCGTTCCCCACCGCGTTGCACGAACAATAATTCACTGCCTACTAAGCACGGACGCACATCTTTTTGTACGCCATAACTCGTATGCTGATCAATTTGCGCTGATGCTGGTGTTAATGCACCATTTGAGCTAATTAGAAACTCTGAACCACCTGTAAGCGCAACAACACCGCCACGCTGTGCAAGGTGCAAAATATTGTCTGATTGGGCTGAACTAGACGCGATACTAAAAGCATCTGCATCTTCTGTGGTTTCGAGAAAGTTTCCATCATCGCCAATTCGGCTAAACCACATTTGATTAGGACTAGTTTTTGTATTAGCAAACACTAAACGCTGTTTAAAGAAACATACTGCTTTCGGATAGCCAGCCGTTGCACTAAATGCAATGCTTTTTAGTGCCCAAGACTTAGCTATAGCCTGCACTGTAGAGGTCAGCTTAACCAAAACCTCACCATTCACTTTAGATGGATTGATGTATTCAGTTATTTTGACTTGTCCGCCGTTGATCTCGACAATTGATCCAACACTTGATGCTGTGAAAACACTTGCAGCTTCGTTGGTGACTTCTTCCCACTCTGGATTCGTCCCGCTCGGCTCCTTATCTTTATTGTCTATTGTGGCTAACCAAGTCTTACTAGCGTAAATAACACGCTCACCAGTGAGATAAGTTTCAGTGCTGACCCAATTTGGGAATGAAGCTGCAGTTAGAGATATAATCTTTCCAACGTCAGTACCAGAAGGCGTAAGCGCTACGTTAGGGCTACTGCCTAGCTCATCATTAGGGTGCACATTAAATGTGAACGACGCGAACTGCCAATTCGTAAAATCTGCTGAACAGATAAATCGGTGCACTGGTGAATCACCTTGCACAAAGAACATACGATATTTTGTATGGGCGAACTGGACCTCTTGAACTTTTTTTACTGTGTCATAAGGCGTAGAACTCTCAAACACAACCTCATGTGTTCTAGGGTTATAAACCTTCAAAAATGAAACACCAAGAATCAATAAATATGTGTTTTCTGAGTTAGCTATAAATGGGATTAGCCGTAGTGATCCAGCCAAAATAGATCTAAATTTAGTGCCTGGTCTTTTCTTTGCCCCACCCTCAACCAGAGGCAACGCATTAAGTAATTTCTTTGCCCCATTTGCATACTGCTGTACATCTGTACGAGTCCACAATAACGGCGATAGCTCCCCACTACTGAGATTGTTTTTTAATATCCAGCTTTTCATTAGTAACGATCTCCTAAATAGGAGGAGTCTGCATATTGCATATCTTGGCTTGGACGCTCTTGAGCATTAACAGATCGAGCACGCTTGATTAGTTTTTGATAGTTATATTCAGCCGTTTCACCTGCAGCATCACTACCTGTAATTGGCTTGCACATCTTCGATGCGAGTTTTAGGCTCATTGCTTCAGAAAGCATTGAATCCCAAGTGTCTTCGTTATCATTGTCAAATATATAAACCAATCTAATTTTATTTGTGTTGGCTAGAATGTGCCGACTTTCGACCTCATAGCAGTTCGTACCCGGATCGACTATAAGAATATAGTCCTTAGGCAAAGGGAATGCATGGTTATAACCAAAGCTTGGGTGTGTGGACACTGGCGATAGAATCGTGCGCTTGCGAGCACATGACCATGGATGGTCACGCAAAATGCTTCGACGCGTCTGATCGTAAATATCACGACAATGCTCAGCAAGTTCCGTATCTTCATCAAAACTAGCTATGACTCTTTCGCCTATCATGCGCAATGCGGCATTACAAATACTGACTCTTGTGACGGCCATAATAAAAAACCTCGGTAACTTTTGTTTATAGTTACCGAGGTTTTGATAGTGTTTGTTGGGTGTTAGAACTGTTTATCTAACTCAACTTGATGGAGATTTTCTTTCAATAGATAGCCTTCCAACTGCCAAATTTTTTCACGTGCATTTTGATAGGCAATTTTCTGCCCAATAATTCGATCAAAGTTTTCAGGGCTTGCACATGCAGACTCTCCCGTAACCGTGAACCCATTTTCAAGTGATAAAATGCAGATTGTTAATTGTGGTGACCCACATGTTTTATAATCATCTGCGCAGTAAGCTAGGTCGAATTTATCACCCGTACTGTAGCGAATTGCTTTGATTTTTTTATCAATAAGTTCAGGTGTTAATCGAGGAGCATTCAAACCTTTCTCTTGGATTTCTTGCTCGATTTGTTGTTCCGATTTGCTCATGATGATTCCTTAATTTTTGAGATAAAAAGCCCCACACCCTACCCAAGATGTGAGGCAAAACGATTAACGCAAGTAATCCAGTGCGATTACACATTCTTCAAGTGAACGTGCAGCACCATAGGATGCAATACCGCCGATTTGCTTAACGTTTGATTTATCAGCACGAACTGCAATATCAAAGTTGCTAATCATGTTGCGCCCAAAGTGAACCGCATTAGATGCTGTGAAGAATGTACGACCTTCAGTAGCACCACCAGCACCATCAGGCAATTCTTCATAAGGCAACCAAATAAAGCCTGCCCACTTCTTAGCAACATCGCCGTCTTGAATTGACTGAATGGTGTCACGATCCCATTTGGTTAGCTCGTCATCAATGAGGATTTGCTCAAGGATTTCCGAGTTATAAATCGCGTACATAGGACCGCGTTTATCCATTTTTGTTTTACGCATGATTGCACGCGCTTTAACAATCTTGACTTTGTTCATTGGCGTAGCACTTGCGCCAATGATCTGACTTGCTGGTAAAGGCGTTGCAGTATAGTCTTCACCGTCAGCGTTTTTACGCTGAACTGAAGCACCCAAAGCCTTAATGATCGTATTATCACGTTCATCATATTCAGCAGATAGACACGACTGCATATATTCAGATGTTGGATTAGCTGATAATTTAGGCTCATCACGTGGGTCGATAGGAACAAAAAGACCGAAGTCCTTCATTATCGCCAAACGTGTACCAGCCTCAGGAACAGACCAATCCGTGTCTTGGAATCGGCTTGTCATTTCCTTCATTTTAAGATCACCCATATCGTTGACCGTAAAAGAAGAACCGTTGATCATGCCGCGATCTTTCGCAAGAATCTGCAAAGTAGATGCAGTCGTACGAGCTTTAGTTTCAAAGGCTGTGTGAAACTCTCGCTTAAAAGCGGCGGTGATCATTTCATTATTGGTTGCAAAGTCTTGAGACATGCTTTAACCCTCATTCTGGTGTATTTTTTTGGAACCATTGACTTACACGCGCCGCCACACTCTTATGATCAGGATGATTAGCATTGCTGTACGCTTCTGTTAGCATTAATTGTTCTACCGTTTCAGCTCCATTTTGTTGGGTATTTGACGGCGGCAAATCTTCCTGTAGTTGCTTGCCAATCCATGCAGCCATCTTGATACCGAACATTGGACCATCGGCATCGTCCATATTCATGCCTGCCGCTTCGATTGCTTGCTTAGCAAAGCCGATATTTTTATTGAACTCTCCGCCCCATTCGGTTTGAAGTGATTCAACATTTACAGCATTGTTTGCTTCGTATGCTTCAAGAATTGCAGTCATTTGCTCGTTGGAAACACCCAAGCTGTGCGCCTTTTCAAGAAAAGCTTTATTGCCTTCATGAGCAGAAAACGCCTCCATATCAAAGCCTTCAAGCTCGACACTGTAAGCATCTGCATTTTCAGGAACAGTACCGCTAGGCTTTTCTTCTGTAGGTGGATTGCTATCTGCTGGTGGTTGTTGATTATCTACTGGCGGTTGCCCTGCATCATTAACAGGCACTTTCGTTTCTACTGGTGGCGCTTGCTCTACTAGTGGTGTGTTCGCCGTATCTATATTTTGATCTTCATTAGACATGTGTCTCTTTCTCCATAATTTCTAACTGTTCGCTATACCGTGGATCGTTAGCTGTGTTAATGCGGTTTAAAATGAAATCAACGACTTCGGCTCTACCGATACGCCTGCATGTTTCTCGCTCGTCATTGGTAAATACATTTCGTTTAAATCTCGCCGTCAGTTCTTCTAAAATTCGCTGGCCGTTTGGCTCAATATCGAAATGAATGCGATATGTCTGTGATGTAGGTTTCTTTGTCGAACGCCATTGAACATGGTTGCCAAAACCAAGCTCCTTACTTTGTTCAGTAGCCAAATCTCTGAAAGACTGCTTGAGTACTGTAATTTGTTCTTCAGCAATGTTTGCTCGTTCCCACTCATGATGCTTTTCATTTCGCAAAGCACTAGAAATGTCTAGTTCATTAAACCAACGTTGTTTAAACTTTTCTGAGCGACTGTGAAGCGAAAAAAGTCCAACGCAAGCGACAAATAAAGCAATTGTTAGGACTGCTAAAACTACAATCATGATCTAACCTCGCTAGTGATTTCGTTCTCGAGACCCTTAGCCATTGCCCCACCCATTTGCTGAGCCAGTACAGCCTCTTGTTCCTGAGCTGCAGCCTGTTGCTGTGCTTTTGCTTTAGCATCCCTAAATGATTTAAGTTGTTGATCAGTACGCATAACTGATGTCGGCACACCTAAGCGCTGTGCTAGGACCTGTGGAATAGCATCCATATTGACGTTATCCATTGCGTCAGGATCGGCCATAGTAATTGCCTCCATAGAACCCATAAAGCGTTCAATGGCTGCTACATCTTCAAGCTGTTGTGCTCGTGCTAAAGGAGAAGTGAATTTAAAAGACATATTGCGCTCTTGAAGTTCTTCAGGTGCTTCACCAAGCACACCTGCGCGATATGCAAGACCAAATGAGCGATCAAGAATGGGAACTAATAATTCAGCTTGTGAACGGCCATACAGCGGTCCAAGCTGCTGACGAATCATATCTACACGCGCGTAAATCTCTGCGGCGGTTGGAGGCGTGTTGTAGTGCTGAGTCAAACTATCCGCCATGAGCTTACGGCGTATGCCACTCTGCAAGCGATCTAAAAGATTTTCTGAGATTTGAAAGTTTGACCCTGAATCTAAGCGCTTCATTGAGTCAACGCTATCAGCCGTGATGATCTTCCCCCCACCTAAGCGCACAGTGCGAGGATTTAAGACGCCATCATCCTTTGCAATCCACATGCCTAGAACATCAATTTCAGCACTGCGCAAGGTATCTCGCATCAATGAATTAATTGTTTTTGCATCAGGTAATGCAATAGACATTAAACCTATGCCGTAAACGCTACCCGGTATTTTTCTAAATCGTGGCACTGCGCATGGGAACTCGTTATAACCTGAGGTTTTAAGAATATTCTTTTCCTGAACCTCAACATGGTATGAGGCAAAAGGCATATTCTTTGGCAATAAAACACGGCTATCACTTGGCTGTGTGCCTGTACGTGGCTCAATTACATGGACTAATTTAAAACGTTGATCAGGTGTTTTCTCAGATGCGTCTAGAACATTTTGACTGACTTTGTGCTTCCCAAATTGCTTAACTATTTGGGCTGCTGTCATTTCGTAATGACGATAAACCGTGTCCACAATTTGATCTTGACGAGTAGACGCAATAAAACATTCACCGATTGGCCATGTTTGGAACATGTATCCGCCGCCAGCTTCACGATTAATATCTTCGTAAAGCACACCCCAGCCAGCCACAGCGAAATCTAATATCAAATCAAATATTTCTGAATCAAAGTTAGCGCCGTGGATATTACGCCACATGAATTGACAGACTTGTTCAATCCAATGCTCTCCGGGTGTTAAGACGGCATCATCTCCCATTCCATCAATCATGCCTTTGAACCAAATCGCATTTGCTGGTGTTGTGCCAGCAATGAGACTTGATACAAACGTTAAAATTGACTCTGCGGCTGTAGAGTCTAGTAAATCTGCACGTTGTTTCTTACGAGTGTCTTGCAGTCCGCTACTACCACTGAACGATTGTTGACGCTCTGGCGCACCGTATTGATAGCATTCTGTCCAATGTGCCTCATACTTTGCACGTTCTGCTTTAAGCTCATCAAGCCGCTTACAAAGTCGGTCTGCTAGATCACTCATACATTAGCCCCCAAGTGTATTTTTCTTATCATCTTCTGACGTTGACGAAAGAACCTCTGAAGCCTTTCGCTTCTTACGTTGTGCTATTGAGACGTTCGCTTCTTCTTGGGCTTTTCGCTTTGCCTCCGAATCTGCGGCTTGAGCATCAAAACCCTTAGCATCGGCTTTGGTGTCTGTAAGACCAAATGCATTCGTCACAGAAGAAATAATTTTTCCAAATGATCCACCGCACATAGCTTATGCTTCCTTATATTCAAGACCTTTCTTGCCTTGTACCCAGCGTTTTTTAGTTGGCGCACTAATCCTACCAGCCGATAAGAGTTGATCTAATTTGTTTTCAATACGCTTCTGCCCTTCAAGAATTTTTTCTTGATTTTCTAAGATTGCTTCACTTGAGTGATTAAATTCAGGGAATGATTCTTGATCAGGCTCAACCTCTTGAATATCAGGCTGTTTCTCATCATCCGCATTGATTTGCGCCAACGCTTCATCAGCTTTTTCAGCAGTTGTTTTTGTTTCTTCGGGTGCAGCTTTAGCACCGGGTGTTTGTACTTGACGGCGAGTAGTCATAAAAAAGCCTCAATCGTTTTGATTAAGGCTTAGTGTGTTTGGTTATTTATCGGGGTTTGTTGGGTGTTTAATCTATCTTTCTTCAAAGAATTTAATAGCATCCTGTTCTAATTCTTGAATAACTCGATCTTTCTTCTCAATTTCCATGTCCATGTCCATGAGCCGAATATAATCTATGAACATCCATCGCAAGATGAAGAAACAAATAGTAATAATGACTGCATAATTGACTAATAAAATGGTCATAAGTCAACTCCGTTAATCTTTGCGACCGTGTAACAAATGACGCAAACGCTTAGGAATATGTAAAAGTATTTATCATTCATGACAACCACCCTTGAGCGCTTGCTCTCCCAACAGAATCTCTCTTAGATCGATAAACATTAAACCGCTCATACCATCACTTTCGTAATGTTCATTAATCGCATTGATCGCAGCATCCACTCGCTTTTGCAGCTCTGCATTTTTAACCAAGTAGTGTGCTACCTGTTCGCGCTGTCTGATTGTTTCGGTATTCAAAGCAACACTGATTTTATGAAGCTCACCCACTTTCGATTGTTGTTCCTTGAAGATTTCCCAAGCAAGCTGAACTGCTGCAATCTTGTATTTACCATCATCAAAGATAAAAAGGCGCTCACCGTGTTGATAAACAAGCTTTTCATAACTTGCAGACCACTTGATGCTGTTCTCAAATTCACTTCTCATGATCAATCACCTTGCAATTTTGGCTAATATGGTTTTCGGGATGGTCTAGCGTTTCGGTGTCGATGCGGTGACCTGCTGCGATTTCTTCTTCTGTAGCCAAGCGAATATCTTTTTTAAATACTGGACCAAATTGACCTGTAGCTAAAATCTTCACTCGGTGCATATTTGGTGTGTACATATGACTATCAATCTCTAGCAAGTAATCTTTAGTACCTTCACCAACAAGAACCACATTTTCCCCAACCTTAAACATGCTCACCTCCATAAATAGCCTCATAGTCTGCGATGGCTTGTACCAACCTTGGCTTGTTATCTACCCACGTTATTTGCTTTGCAGTCCTCAGTGAGCCGTACTCATTGACCAAATCCACGCTCTCAACTAAGCGCTTGAGGTCAGGATAAGTAAAACCATTAGCTGTGCGATGCCACATACCATTAATTACAGTGATTTGCATATCATCAGGACAACCAAGATTATGTAACCGAGCTAATAACTCCCTCGCCTTATCAACACCGTGCTGCTGAATGTATTTGATCGCGTTCATAGGCTTTGCTCCAAAAGTTCTTGATATCTTTCCTCGGTTACCTGAACAGAACGCTTAGCACTCTCCACAGCCCACTCAGCTCTCATCAGTTCCAATTTCTTAAAATCAAAGTCAATTAATTCGCCTTCATCATCAGGCTCAGTCATCACCAATGAGCCAGTATTTATCACTCGGCAAACCAGCATTCCAAAGCCATTAATCCCAGTGATAAAACACGCTGACGGCTCTTGAAACTTATTGCCTCTACGAATGCAAATCTTGCCTATGTAGTTTTTATTCATCACCCTTCTCCGTCACGGGTGGTCACGCCATCTAACTCACTAATCACTTGATCACACAGTCCGCCGTCTTCGAATATGTCGAGCTGCCCGATCTTGTATCTATACGTCAATTGCTCGCCCTCTCGTGGAAAACGATCAATACCTGTTTGATCTTGCCAAAGCATGATTAACTGCTCGCCATTCTCGAAAAACGGACGTGTACCAGTGGCCCATGCCGAAACTGTAGTCGAGCCGCTTACCTTCAAAAGCATGGCAATCTTCTCGTGTGAAAAATTTAAGTTACGCAGGTCCAAGAGCATTCGCCCGAAATCAGGTGCTTTGTAGTTGTTTCGCGCCTTAATGAATCTTTTGGCTTTTTTGTTAGCGTCAAAGAAACGCGCGCGCGCGCGAGGTGAGTCCTTGAAAACACTACTATCAACCGTTAAATCAAAACCTAAATTGCTCATAGACCAGCCCTCTTATAGTTCTAATACTTTGATTTTTACTAAGCCGCCTCTCACTACATTCCCACGTCTTACGATGAGTTCATCGAACTGTTCGTCATCAACGCATAGACCACATTTCACAAGACTGTCGATGGTTGCTTTCAGATAGTTGTCAATGTCTCGTGTTTGGTGGTTTGGAAAGTGAAAAGTGACATCAAGTTTTAATCTTGCTTCAGTCTGTTTCGGTGGTACTAACACTCGAACTAAGGCATGAAACGTTTTTGCTTTATCGCTCAAATATCGACGCTTACCTGAAACATCCCAATAGTGATTTACAGACGGCGGACAGGTTGCGATTTCACAGCTTAAAATTAGTTTTCCCTCATTATCGCCATTTAGCTCTGTATTGCGTTTTAATACACTGCCTTTAGCTTTACGTACCTTTGCATCATTTTCCGCTTTTAATCGCTCCTTGCTCAAATCTGCCCTGTTTCTGTGAGCATTTAAATGGGCTTCTAGCTGTTCTTGACTCCAACGCATGTTTTTATGCTCCCAACTCGAATAATTTATTCAAAAAGCTGTGATTCACTTTTCCAACGTATGTGGCCCATTTTTTAAAATGTGGGTTGTAGTGATACCAAGCGCCGTTTAAGTTCATCCAAAATGTGCCGTCAGATTCTCCATGTGTTGCGCCTTGTGGTTTTCTAAGTGATTGATTCGTCATATAGCTTTACCCCCACGCTTGCAGATCGATTTGAGCTGTGCAGCAAGTTCGGCTGGAATCGGTGTGCGCTTATGATGGCTTTGGGGTTGCTCTGTTTGGCTCTGCTGTGGCTTGATCCACATGACTTGAACACGACCAGCTTTTTTTGCTCTGTCGAGATAATCGTTGTAGATATCTCGGAATGCGAAATGAGCTGTTTTCTGCCCTTCTGTTTTCAAGATATGACGAACTTCATCAAGTGCTTGCTTTGCTAAAGTCGTGATTTTCTGTGTTTTATCAGCATCAAAATTTAAAGCTTTCGCCCATGCTTGTTCTGCCGTCCACCAGTCACCGTCATGCACACACCATGATCTAAATTCAGGAAGTGACGGACACCATTTTTCTGCGTTCATGCGCTCTAAGCCACGGCGTAGATCATTTGGGCTTAGTCCGTTCAACACCGTGCAAGCTGTTTGCTGTAGCTCAATTGCTTCGATTTCACCGTATTTTTTGTCGAATGCATCGCCGTACAGTTTTTGCATACGTGCCAAAACTTGATCAGCAACCTCAACTGGAAAATCAACTTCAAAAACTGATTTGAATTTAGAAATATTTCTCATGGGTTAATTACTCCCTGACCGTAGCGATGTACTTTTTTCGCTGCCGGTTTTGGTGAGTCAGCTTTCGGTTTTTTCGTCTCGATGTTCTTGAGCCAGTTCAACCAAGTCGTCATCCATTTTTGTGATGTGCGTTTTTCAGCCGTCACTGACCACTGTGCGAGTCTTTTGATCTCGTCCTCGATTTGAGCGACTGTGAGTTTTGGAAAGCTGATTTGAGCTTGTGCGATAAAATCTGATCGAACTGGGTAAGTTTGGGTAAGTTCTCTCAAAGTGAAATCAGAAAAGTTGTCAGCGTGGTATTCGATGAATTGCAACATCGAATTGTTTTGCGGTTCGAATTTTTCTTGCGCGCTATTCTTCTTATTATCTATATAATTCTTATTATCTATTGTGAGTGTAGTTACTACACTAGTTTCGGTGTAGTTAGTAAACTGGTTTTGGTGTACTAGGTGAACTGGTTTAGTTACTACACTAGTGTAGTTAGTAAACCGATCTATTAAAGAAATATCATTTAACTTGTATTTTTTTACGCCTTGTTTTCCTAATTCAGTGATGGAAATAACGCCTAAATCTAATAGCTCTTTTAATGCTTTTGAGACCGTTGGACGACTCATTAGGCGAGCATCCTGCAAGCTAGAATCACCTTGCAATTGAGAATAACTAACAAAATCTGACTCTTTATTGTGTCCGTTAATACGGTTTTCGAGTTCAGCATAAACATTACGTGCAGCATCGCTTAGAAACGGCCACACCTCTTTTCTATACAATCGGCTAGACATCACATAGCCATTTTCAAACTTATCGCTATACATGCTCTTTCCAGCCTCTTGTTTGGGCTGCGGATCAGTTTGTTTTGGAAACTGGATTACTTTTGCTGTATTCATTTCTTCACAGCCTCCGCAATACGTGTTAAATTCTTCATATCGATCTCGTTTACATATCTGTGTGAACGGCGAAAAAGCCCATCTGTTCCAGCAGTTGGGCTTTTTTCGTGCCTGTAGGTTTTGGGGTGACGTCAATCACTCTGTGGGGTGATACCAACTCGAAACTTGTATCTGACGTATCTGTGGTAAGACTGGTGAATGCTGCGAGAGAATTGATGTACTCCCGAACTTCAGTGATTTTTTTATTCATGCACTCCCGACTTAACTTTGATATATCCGTCTTTTCTGCACGTGCAATCGCTTCAAACTCTCGTTTTTCTTCATACGTGCATTTGAATGTGATGCTTTCGATTAATTTCTCTGACATGGCATCACCTAAGCGGAAGGTTGAACTTTTTGCTGATGAAGATTTATCAAACCCTGAGCGATTTGGTGCGAAAGGCGCTTGCCCTTCTTCCCTGTTTTTAAATCGCTGATGTAGTTCTGAGAGCAAGGAACGACTTTTGCAATTTCGTTTGCAATTTCTTGCTGGGTCATATTTCCTTTCTCTTTGTCCTGCAAATCATTAATTAATTGACTCCAAATAGTCATCGCAATCTCCAAAAAATTGTCATAGAGATAATTTATCGTGATTGCGATATTTAATCAACCGCCATTGCGATACTTTTTTAAATCACAATAGCGATATTCAGTAAAAGGAATATAGAGATGTCTGTAGGTGACCGTATTCGTTCATTGCGTAGAGAAAAGAAATGGTCTCAGCCAGTTCTTGCAAAGCAGGCTGGTGTTACTCAATCTACTATTTCAGATTTAGAAAATGATAAAAAAAGTACATCTGCTGCAAATATGCAGGCAATTGCAGAAGCTTTAGGCACAACATCAACTTATCTGATCAATGGTGGTTCTAAACCCAAATCCGTAAAGATAGAGGATTGGGATTCTATGACCCCACTTGAAGATGATGAGGTTGAGATTAAATTTTTTAAAAATTTTAAAGTAGCATGTGGTTCTGGAACGGTTGGAGAAGCATTGGAAAGTGAATGGCGTAGATTGCGTATTTCGAAATCTACTTTGAGAAATTTAGGGATAAGCAAAGATAATTGTGTTGCGATGACTGCTGAAGGCGGCTCTATGAAGCCAACTATCAATGACCGTGATACTGTCTATGTGGATTTGGGTAGAAAAATGGTAAAAGATGGCAAAGTTTATGCTATTTGTCACGGTGGTCTATTTAAGTTCAAGCGCTTATATAATCTGCCTTTTGGGGGTATTCGAGTAACAAGTGATAATCATGAAGAATATCCCGAAGAAAAATTGACTGCTGAACAAATTAAAGAAGAAGAATTTGAAATTATTGGCTGGGCATGGTCTTGGCAAACAACTGAGACTTGGTAAAAATTATGATTAATAAACTTCTTACGCAGGCTTTGGTTTTTAAACCCAAAAAACTTGTAAATACTTGGGAGCACAAACGGGGCTTTCAAGTAATTTTTGACTGTAATACAGCATTAAGGATTATTGAAAATAAGCGTTCAACTTTTGGACATGAAGAAGCCAAAAAAATGAATTACCACCTAGGTAAGGATTATGGAACACTAAGAGATTTAGCTGTAAAACGTCTATACAATATTGAATCAATTCAAAATAACTATATTGATTTTATTTGTTTGGTTTTTGGACTTATCATTTCCGTATATACTTTTGAACTTATGTATGAAATTTGGAATTACCCATCTCAATTTTCAGTTAGATTGTTTTTTATTTTGATTGCGATTTTAGTTTTCCTTCTATGGCTTTACAAAAGAAAATCAGCCCTAGAATCATATCTTGTTGTAGACTTTTTGAATATTGAAGATGCCCTTTTTTCTCTTGAAAATGGTGAAAGCCAATATCAAGTCAGACGAAAATAAATATTAAACCACCTTTGCGGTGGTTTTTTCATGTCAACTTGTATCATTTTAGCGATATTTTATCGCGATAACTATTGACACATAATATCGTTAATGCGATATTTACCTCGTAAGCAATAAAAAAGCACACCGACCCTTCTAACCTTCGATGTGCTTCAAACTACGAGGTCATTATGAAACAAAAGCCTATAAAGAGTCAAACGACTGCTCGTTTGTATCAGCACCCACCTGTGCCACGTATTCCACTTTGGGAACACTTCGTTGCAAATGTCATCGACACCCTAAAACTATTCGCATTTCTAGGCACTGGACTAGTGCTTTGGTATGTCCTCACCTTTTTTATTCACTCATTATTTTGGGGTAACTGACTATGAACTCATTAGTTACTATCGCTCAAGATAATCATTTAATTGCTGATATGAGCAATGATGAATATCACGCTCGCCCAGAGTACAGCTCAAGTCAGTTAAAAGACCTATTACGTAGTGCTGCACATTTTTACTCTTACAACATTGCTAAAGAGCATGAAAGAGAGTCAAAAAAACACTTAGATTTTGGAACACTTGCTCATACGTTGTTTTTAGAGCCTGAAAAGTTTGAAGCTGAGTTTGTTGTCTTACCTGCTGATGCACCAAAACCACCAACGGATGTGATGCGTAATGCTAAAAATCCATCTGCTGATTCGATTGCACGTGTCGAATGGTGGGATGCATGGGAAGCTCAAAACGGTCAGAAAATTACAATTTCAGATGAACAGTTATCAGGGGCACAACGCATTGTTCAAAGCTTACAAGCATTAAGCATGTATGCAGTGATGCAGAATAATCCTGGTATTCCTGAAGCAAGTATTTTCTTCACTGATCCAATCTATGATTTGCAGCTACGTGTGCGCCCCGATTATCACATTATTCCGTGTGACCGCTTTCCAAATGGACTGATTTTAGACGTTAAAACGGCGAATGATGCACGTCCTATGGCGTTCTCGAAAGCTTGTGGAAACTTTGCATACGATCTATCTGCGGCAATGTACCGCGAAGGCTTTCAACAGTATTACCAAACCGAAGATAAGCCCGACTTTATATATCTAGTTGGTGAGAGTGATGCGCCTTTTGTCGCTAAGCAATACAAGGCTTCTGACCTGTTTTTAAGCGTGGGTGAAGTACGTTATCGCAAAGCAAAAGAACTACTCGCTGAATCTCAATTAATGAACGAATGGCAAGGTTACTCACTCGAATTAGAAGAAATTTTCCTCCCTTCGTACATGACCAAACTCGCTCTACAAAACGATTTTAATTAATTTTAGGAATTTTTATTATGAATGCTCAAGCAAATCAAGTTGCTACTTCTTCTATCTCAGTTGGCTTATTGAATCTCGAAGCTTTCGAGTTATCTCAACGTGTAGCGAAGATGCTATCAAATTCAACGTTGGTACCAGAACAATATCGCGCAGTGACAAAAGTCAAGGCTGGCAAGGATAACAATGGCAATTGGCAATATCGTGAAGAACCAAACCCAAGCGGTTTATCTAACTGCATTATTGCTCTAAATATTGCTAATCGACTCGGTGCAGATGAATTAATGGTGATGCAAAACCTTTACATCATTGAAGGTCGTCCAGCTTGGTCATCACAATTTATTATGGCTGCAATTAATAGCTGTGGTCGCTTCACTTCATTACGTTTTGAGATGAAAGACTTGGGCGAAAAAGAAGTCGAGTATCAGGAAACTCAATGGAACAACGGACGTAAAAGCAACGTCACCAAAAAAGTTAAAATTCAAAACCTGTCTTGTTATGCATGGGTTGAAGAAAAAGGATCGGTTGACGAAAACGGCAAGCCTATCATTTTAAAATCTTCAACTATTTCTGTAGAAATGGCAGTGAAGGAAGGCTGGTACCAGAAGAACGGCTCTAAATGGCAAACCATGCCTGAGCAGATGCTGCGCTATCGTGCTGCTTCATTCTTTGGCCGTGTCTATGCACCAGAGTTATTGATGGGCCTACGTTCTGCTGAAGAAGAACAAGACCAGATCATTGACGTTACACCGGATCAGGAACTGGTAGTTAAGGCTGATACATCTCAATTAAAACGCGACATCCTTGCCGTTAAATCACCTGCCGAACTGAATGCTTTAGAAGAAAAAGTATTTGATATTACAGATGACTCGGCACGCAAAGAACTCACAAAACTGGTGAATGCTCAGGCTCAAAAGTTCCAGCCTAAGGTTGTCGAAGAAGTACCTGCAGAAGAAAAGCCAAAGCGCTCACGTCAACCTAAAGCCGTGGAAGACGCACCAGTAGAAGATATTCCGCCGGCTCAACAAGCTGAAAATGTCCAAAATCAAACATCAAATGATGTCGGAGATGGGGCGTTAAGCGTAGATGAATTGAAGCGCCTTCAAGCAGAAGCCGAAGCTATGGTTGAGCAGAAGAAACAGCCAAGCTCTGCGGAAATGAAAAAGGAATATGCCAAAGCTCTGAATGGTGCCAAGTCGCTGGCCGATGTACTAGATCTAGAAGAACAGATTGAGAATGACAGCGGATTGAATCAGACAGATGCCCAATACCTTCAAGCAAACATTGAGCAAGTACGTGCCAAGTTTGAGGCCTCACAAGCACCTGCTGTAGATCCTCTCAAAAGCGGATCAGTTAAAAACGGTCTTACCCTCCTGATCTCTGATGCCAAGAACGGTGAAGACATTCGACAAGTTGCACAGCAAATGAATGCAGCTAAGCCGAATTTGACCAATGAGCATCAACAGGAATTACTGCAAGCCTACGCGCAGAAAAAGAAATTGATCGAAGATCAGTTCGATATGTTCCAAAGCAACTAACACGGATCTGGCCACACCTTCGGGTGTGGTCTGAAATGGAACAATATTAGAGGAGTTAGTCTGATGGGGGCACTTAAGTACACCATTACTGTTGAATCTGATGCACCTCCGCAGCTTTTTTTAGGTGCAATCATTGGTGGTGCAACAGTAGTGGAAATGCGGCAGGAAAAGGTTGAATTGATTTCTGCTGCTGAGATTGCACAGCGTCATGGTGTTTCAGCTGCAACCGTTCGTAGAAAACTGGTAGCCATTAATCAGGGTACGGAAGGTAAATTTTTATATGATCCAACAGCAGCATCACAGATGCTCAAGGATTCAAAAACTAAGCGTGGAAGAAAGAGAGCTAACTAGGCTCTCTTTTTTTATGAATTGAACATTTCAACCAGTTCGGCTGCATCTGGATTGTAGTAAACATTTACCAGTACTTCGATTTTTCTGTGTCCAGTAATTTTAGCCAGCACCTCTACCGGTAATTTTCTTATCTTCACCATTCTTGAAATAGCTTCATGTCGGGTATCATGGAAGTGCAAATCTTCAATACCCGAATCAGCCTTTCTTCTTTCCCACAGCTTTCTAAATGCATCTGCTGACTGAGGAATAATTTTCTCATCTTCATGAGGAATCAATGCTATTAACTCTTTTGCGAATTTAGATAGGGGTACATTGCGCTTGGATCCGTTCTTGGTTCTAGGTAGATGCACATAACCATCATAAATTTCAGAACGCTTCATGCTGAGGATTTCACCCTTTCGCATAGCAGTCTCAATGGCAAATAAGAATCCCCATGCAACATAGTGTTGTGGCAATGTGGGTACCTGCCCTATTTCATACTCCAGTAGCTCAAGCATTTTATTTATTTCATGCTGAGCAATCCGTCGATATCGAGATTCAGGCTTAATTGGCTTAGTGATCTGCATCCATGCATTTACATCCAACAGGAACATTTCCTTTTGAGCATAAGTGAACATAGCGGAAAACAGTGAAATTTCCTTAAGAACAGTATTTTCTTTTACCTGGGTACTTCGCCTATTACGCCAAGCTGTTAAATCTTGGGGTGTGATGTCATAAATATTCTTATAAGCCAGTTCACCAAACTTATTTTCAAAAGTTTTGTATTGAACAAGGATCCAGTCTTTAGATTTTGAGTGGCGGCCTACTTTCTCGAAATATTCATCAAATAATTCTTTGAAGGTAAATACAGGCTTGGTTTCCTTTAATACGGATTCGCCAGCATTGGCCTTAAGTTCTAATATCTTTAAAGCAGCCCATTGCTCGCATTCTTTTGGAGTATCTCGGGTAGCTGAATAGCGCTTACCATCAAACATAAGTTCGATTCGGTAAGCATCACCTCTTTTTCTAGGTTTGGGTAATTTCATCGTATGGGTCTTGGCGTAATCTTGGCGTAAATTATGGCGTATTTTCACCAAAATGCACAACAT